TCGATGGTCATCGGGGAGGCTTCTGTCTTATAGACGCCAAGCCCCGTGTCAACCGGCTTCATCACCAGCACATTGAGCGTATCGGTTGCGTTCGCATCAAGGCCCGTCATCCACGCCAGCATATTCGCCAGCGTGTGCCCGTGGTTGTCCAATGCGTAAGGGTGGGAGTGGGCAGGGGCGAACGGCGGAGCCACCGCCGCCCACGCGCTGCCGTTGTACTGGAGGATGTGGTTTGTGGTCGGCGTGCCGGTATAGGAGAATCCGCCGGGGACCGGTTCCCAGTTGCCAAGCCCGTTCAAATAGACATTCGCGCCGCCGGCGGCAGGCAGAGCCCGTAGCAGCCCGTTCGTGCCAGCGACCGCCCGCGGGATGAAGTCTTCGGGGGTCGCCCACTCCGGCTTGGCCCCGGCCACGAACTTCAACACCTGGTTAGCGGATCCCACCGGGATAACGCCCAGCTTGCCAGCATCCGCGCCGCCCATCCAGTACGGAAGGGTATAGGAAACATTGGTCTCGTCGCAAATGTCTTCCCATTCCAGGGTTTCCACCTCGCCCACCTTCTTTATCCGCAGATACTTCGGAAAAAGGCCTGCTGGTCTGCTGATTCCCGCGCCTAGCAATGCGGTTTCGATGGTCATCGGGGAGGCTTCTGTCTTATAGACGCCAAGCCCCGTGTCAACCGGCTTCATCACCAGCACATTGAGCGTATCGGTTGCGTTCGCATCAAGGCCCGTCATCCACGCCAGCATATTCGCCAGCGTGTGCCCGTGGTTGTCCAATGCGTAAGGGTGGGAGTGGGCAGGGGCGAACGGCGGAACAACAAAATTGCCCGTACCGTCGAGAAACTTGGTTATTTCGCTGGGTATAGCAATCGCCTCCGGCCCGTTGGTTCCCCACTTAACCAGAGAATTTTCAGTAAGTTTCTTTTTGACAAGCCGATTCTCGTCAGTGTCTGCTGCTCCCAGAAAGCACGCCATTCCTTTGATGTTGGTACTATCCGTCATGTCAGTATCCTCAAGATCCTCCCACTCCAGCCGCCATGCCGCGCCAGCAGGCACCATGCGCAGATACTTAGGCCATGCGTCCGTTTTGTTCGCGGCCTCCATCGCCAGAAGGGCCTCGGCCACCGTCACAATCTTCCCCTGGAAGGCAAGCTGCTGTGCTTCGCCAACCGTCACACTGACCGGCTTGGCAACCATCATCAGCCACGGCTCGCCAGCCGATCCGGGATCATTTCCAGCTGCCGGAATCCATGCCTCGCCCGTATTCTCGCCGAACCACACCTGCATATCGGCCATATCCGGGACAAACGGCTGCCAGTCCCAGCCGACAACGACATTGGCATTCTCACCCGTGCCATAGATCGGCAACTGACGCAGCATGTCATAAGGGTTAGCCGTGCCGATATACCACGGAACCCAGGTGTTATTGGGTCCGAGAAACAACTTGTCATAATCGGAGCGGGCCGGGTCCGGCAATCCGCGCAGCAAGCCATCCACGGAAGCCCCAGGAACACCCTCCACAACGCTTGCCACAAACCGCGCCAACGCAATCGCATCATCCCCGCCCGTCATGTGCGAGGTGGCATGATACGGGAGCGCGAACACTGGAGAATCCCATCCGGGCATCCCCGCGCCATTGCTCTTGAGAAACTTTCCCTCCGCGCCCGCCGCAACCGTCGCCCACTTCGAGCTGTCCCAATACAGCATCTGCCCGATCGCCGTGCCCGGCATAATCCCCGGCATAGCGGCAAGAGCCGTGTATGTTTCATCCACCGTACTGGACATCAGCGAGCCCATCACATGCCGCGTCGTCCGCCGCTTGAACTCAAGCTTGCCGGTTGTGGCATTGTACGAAAGCTCCGCAATCTCCGTAGGGAGCGCAACCGGCGGATTGGACTGCGCATTGGCCGCCGGATCGGTCAGCCCAGGCGGGGCGTAATGCACGGTCTTGTTCATGCCAAGTTCAATCGCGGTCATGCGCGAGGCCGCATCGAACGAGGCCATGACCGAATCCCTGGCCGCATCCTCATACTCACTGCGCATCGAGTTAGAAACCCGGTCCAGTTGCAGGTGCATTTCCACCGCGACATGCTGGACGGCGTTTGCCGTGTCAGGAGGCACATTCCGAAGCATCTCATTGAGCTTGCGCATATCCGGCATAATCATCGGTCGATCTCCCTGCTAGGTGGGTTCATACGGATACCATTCAGAGGTAAAGTCAATGCGCGAGCGCGAGGCGAGCCACTTGTTCTTGCCGACAAGCCTCGGCATCGGCGTGTCCGGGGTCGGCCAGTTGGGTAGTGTGGTATAAACGCCCGTCGTCACATTCTGAACCAGGGTATTGCCGGTTCCATCACGGATCCATGCTTCCGCCAGCGCAAAGGAGGAGAATTGGCAAACCTCCGTCTTGTACTGGACAAAGCGGTCCTGGTCCCAATACATGTTGTTCCTTACCGACCACATGGTGCGCTTCTCGAACCGTACCCTGAACGACGTGTTAGGAGCCGCTTGGTTGGTCGAGATTTCGGCTCCCTTGTTGGTCACGACCACATGATAAGAGAACCGCCCCGTCACCGGATCGCGACTCACCGAGCCAACGGAGCGTTGCGCCGTCGCCGTAGTAGGCGTACCGGTGGCAGCAGGAGGCAACCAGTTCAGCCCGGCTAGGTTGCCTTGCGCATCCGCCGCTTGCGCCCAGGCGACATAGTGCCACTCGGTATCGCCGTCTTCCCGCGTCACGGTATAGGTAAAGAACGAGGGGGTCTCCGCCGAAAGCATAATCCGGTAGCTATATTTCCCGGAGGCCGAATCCTTCGTCACACCCGAAACAGAGCGCACGACCGCCGCCCCTGCTGGAACCGTGTAGTCCTGCGGCCCCGTCCATGCGTTGATCTCGGTAAGATCCGCAACCCCCCACACAACCTTGTGATACTCGGTACTGGCCGCGCCGCGGTTAATCGTGTACTCGAAGCTGCCGGTGCCAACCTTGCGAAGCGTGTAAGAAATGCTGACCAAACCGGTCTCAAAGGAACGGCTGGCACTCACATCATACACCTGCGCCTCCGTCTTCAGTACGGTTATCCGTGCATTCGCAGCATCCTCGGGCCACTGTTCGCGCACCGTCTCGGTCTCGATTTCCGCGTTGATATTGCTGTAGCTCGTCACCGTCACGGCCAACTTCACAAAGGCCACGGACACGACTGCGCTGCCATCGCTGGCCGTCTGGTGCTGGGGGGGCATGATGCGCCAGCCCTTGCCGAACGTGTTTTCATCGCCCATCGGCGTCCAATAGTCGGGAGGCGACCCAGTGCCCTTGTCAACCAGTTCCTTGGCGAGCTTCGGTCCATAACCGGGGGCCACATTGTGCCAGCCGATCACAACAAAATCATCAGGCACCAGATGATCATGCCCGGAAACGATCTTCGCGCCCGTCCAGTCCACCGCGCCGCCTGCGCCAAGAAGCGTGGTTATCTGCGCTTCTCGCACAGTATAGCGGATCTGGCACATACCCCCGGCATCATCCCGCGAGGCGGAAACATCCGTAACGCCCGCCGTCGCCTTCAGTGCCGCCACCCTGGCCGCAAGAGCATCCTCGGTGCAAGCCTCCTGCACGGTAGAGGTCGGGCGCAAGCTACCGATATTGCTGTAGCTCGTCACCGTCACGCCCAGCTTGGCAAAGGCCACCGAAACCGAAACACTCCCATCCTGCGCCGTCTCATGGTGCGGGGGAAGCAGCCGCCAGCCGGTCCCCAGCGAGGTCGAGCCATACGAGACCGTCCAGAAGTCCGGGGAAGTCCCCGCCCCCTTCCCCACCAACTGCGCCGCCAGGGCAGGCCCGCTGCCGGGAGCCAGGTTTCGCCATTGAAGCACCACATAATCATCCGTCTGTCCGCCAAACACCAGATGATCATGCCCGCTAACCAAAAGAGCCTCGCTCCAGTTCACATTGCCGGACCCATCCAGGAGCGTCGTCACATACCCGCGCCGCCGCGTCTGCATCACCTTGCCGGAAAGCTGGGGGTCAAACCAATTTTTCACCACGCGCCAGTTTCCCGAAAACGCCTCGTTATCCACCACCGGATTCACAATCAACCGGGTTTGCACGGAGGGAGCCGCCACATAGTTATCGCCACACGAGAACCGATCCAGAAAAGAGACCGCCTCGGCCACCTTGTTGTGCGAGACCTCCCAGAACACCGTCATCTCCGCATCGCCCGTCGTCGGGGCCGTCTGCATATCGAACCGGTGCGACCGCGCCATCAGCAAATGCGGTGCCATCTCTCCATCAGAATAATTCATCGGTCATCCCCAAAAAAGTCTTCAGTCTCTAGTCTGCAGTCTGTAGTCTGCAGTCTTCCCCATCCCCTACCGATCCGCCGTCGAATACAGCGTCCCCCCGCGCATAAAAGCGGGAGGCTGTGCCCCGGTCGGGTTGCGCTTCGCCATTTCCGCCAATTCCGCCGCAAACTGCTGTTCAAAGGGACCGGCCTGCTCCGCCTTCAATTCCTGATACCGCAGCCACCGCCCATGCAGACCGGCCAGGAATGGCGCATTACCGGGAAACTCAACCTCCGTCGTCGCGAGCGTCTGCGCCGTAAGCTCCGCCGGGGCCACCCAGTAAAGCACCGTCAACCCCGCCTCCGAGACCACCTCAACGCCCTGCTTATCAAAAAGCCGTATCGCCCGCGAAAACACCTCATCCGCCGCGGGAATCGCCCAGCACCAGAACCGTAAGCCCGTGCCGGTCGGGAGCATCCCCGCCGTGCCGTGATAATAAACCAGCCCGCCGGTCCCGATGACTGCCTTCACGCCCAGGCACCCCGCACCATCCAGCACATGGGCCGTGCCAGCCGCATAGGTCGCCACATCCACCCGCCGCAGGAAGTGCCAATCCGTATGGCCCGCAATATCCGCCCGCAGCAGGTTCAACTCCCGCAAGAGCCGCGCATCATCCGCACTGGAAAGCCCCAGAGCCCCCTTCACGCTATCCACGATTGCCGAATACTTCATTTCATCAACCACCTTTCCACGATCTTGCAAACCGTATCCTGATACATCGCGCCCAGGATAATCGCCGCACTCGGCCACGTTGCCCGCGAAATCGTGTCATGCGCCAACCGCCGCCAATTCAACCCCATGGGACCATCGCCACCCTGCCCGCGCCGATGCTCGATCACCGGTGCAACCGTGGTCGCCTCCGCCACATGCCGACTCATGCAATCTGCCAGATGCCGCGAAATCGCCGCGTCAACATCCGCCGCGCTCTGATTCTTTGCCAGATACATCTCCAGAAAAAGGGGCGTCTGCGAAACAAGCGCATCACACACGGCCTCAAGGGATCCGCGCGAACCATTCGCCAGCTTTCCGGTATCTCGCACATACGCCAGAGCCAGCGTCCGTTTCGCCTCCGACATATCCGCCTCCGCCACCATCGCCCGCATATCACTCTCAAACGCCGTCATGCCCATATCGCCGCCCCCTGTGTATGTCATCCGTCCCCGTATCCGCATCCAGAGTAAGGGCGAAAAATCTTTCGCCCCTCCCCGCGCGTCAAACCCGCGCCTGCCGCGCCAACACCCTCGCCCCTTATCACCGAGTCCGCAACGTCCACCACGCGTGCAACCGCACCGCCTTGAACTTCAGCCGGTTAATCAGCCGGTCCCCGGCATCATCCTCATGCAGGAACCGCATAATCCACTCCAGCCCCTCCTTGAAATCCTTGTCGGCCTGCTTGCGCTGCTTCCGCGCCTCCTTCAGATCAACCGCGCCCTCGGAAATCCGCTGTTCAACCATCGCGCACTGACGGTCATGGATCGTGTAAGCCGCCAGATACGCCCCCCAGGGATTCCCGAAGATCGGCCAGGTCACGGCGGGCTTGCTGCCCCCATCGAACCGCATCCCCACCGGGGCCATCACCTCGCGCCCGTCCTTGCAGCGGTACGCCACAGCCTCCAGCAACACCGCCATGCGCGATGTCGCATACCGCCGAATCGCCACATCCGCCGAAAGCACCCACCGCCCCTCACGAAAACAATAAAACCCATGCGCCATCGGCACCATGCCCAGTAAGGGCGAAAGATTTTTCGCCCCTACCGACCCATCCGTCGCCTCCCCGGATACCGCCGTCCCGCTCATGCCTTACCCTCCCCCGCATCCTGATCCTGCGCCGGTTCCCCTGCACCCCGGATCGCCCGGCCCTCCAACGCCCGAATCAACCGCATCAACTCCGCCGCTTCCGGGTTGCTGGCCAGAATCCGGTTGCGCTCGTTAAAATCATCCACCCATGCGTTATGGTCCTTGAGAAACTCCCTTGCACGCTCAATAGCAGCCTCCTTACGCCTCGCCTCGTCCTCCAGCTTCCGCCGCTTCCGCTGGTCCCGCCAGTGGGTAATCGCCTCCAGGACGGCATCCAGAACCTTCGTCACTGCACACGCTCCATGCTCGGTGTGATGTTGGAGTCATTACGAACGGAAGGATCCGCCACGACCCATGTCCAGCGATACACCGGCCCGCCCTCGCCATCGCTCGCCTCGGCCACCACCGTGACGGGCACCCCCGCGGGGAAATGCCGACGCATCCGGTAATGCTCCCTGTATCCATTCGCCGGTTTCCCGGAGACCTTGAACCGCTGCCCGTCAACCATCACAAGCCGCGTCTTGTGCGAGAACCTAGGGGGAATAATCACCACGGGAAAGCCGTCATTGTCACTCTTCGGTTTCCACAAAAAGCCCCTGCGCCCATGCTCCAGCGTATTCGGCCCGGCGGCATACTGCGCCCGTAGCTTCGCTTCCTCTTCCTCCTTGGCAGCCGCCTCCGCCGCTACGCGATCCCGCGCCGCCTGCTCCTCGGCCAGCCGCAACCGCTCTTTCTCCGCCTTCTCGTCCGCCTTCTGCTGCTCATAAGCCGCCCGCGCATCCAAACCGGCATCCACCAAAGGCTTCACCGCCGAACAGCCCGCCAGCACCATCACCGCCGCCAGTAAGGGCGAAAGATATTTCGCCCCCATTTTCGCCCCCATCGCCCATACCCAAACCATCCGCTTCATAAGTCCCCCTTCGTGTCTTCGTGCCTTCGTGTGAGTTCTCCCCATTCCCTACGCCCCATCCATCAACCGCCGCCGCTCAAGAATCGGCATGCGATCATACGTCATCGCCGAATTGCCGCCATCGGCAACCACCAGGGCAGACCACGAATTACCCAGTCGCACCGACAGCCGCAGCCAATCCTGCAAGGATGCAGTCGCCGGATTCTCGCAAAGCACATCAAGCATCGCATTCAGCGTCTCGTAGGAAATCTTCGCCGGCACGGTCGCCCCGGCTGCCATCGCCGCCCCAATCGCCGCCGCACATTGCGTGTGGAAAGCCGCATACTTCTCGGCCACGACGGGATCAATGGCCAACGCCGCCGCATTAGCAGCAAACTCTGCTGCCTCCGCATCGGTAAGAAGGTCGCCGTCCTGCACCGCAACGCCGTTCTCAACTGTCCAAGTTTCATTTTGCAGGACGTACCCGGCAGGAACCGTCACCAGCGAAGCCGGATAAAACCCATCCAGTACGTGCAGATCATCACGCAACGGGTAGTTGCGCACATCTGGCCGATCAAGAATCCGGTTAGGCAGCTCGTCGCCTTCCCAAACCTTTACACCATCCTTGAGTCTAACGAACATAATAACCCTCCTTTAGTCGCGCGTAATCGCCCACTCGATAAGAACGCCAACCACTAAGCCAACGACCAGAACCACTTCCAGAACCGCAAGCAACCCATTTTTAACCTGTGTCATCTTCAGACCTCCTTTAAAGCGATCCCCATGTAGCCCCACCTAAAATCTGCCCAGACGACAGACCATTGACGCTATTGACAGTGTTTGTCCCGCTGCCTTCCGATAAGTAGTACGCCGCCATAAGGTCAGCATCAGCAGGGTGGATATACGTTGGTCCTTGCGAGTGTATCGCTGCAAGCTCAGACGCTGACATTGCGCGGGAATAGAAGAAGGACGGCCCCTGTTTGGCTGTAGCCGTCTTGCCATCAGGCTCAGGCCGCCTTGTAATATACACTTGCCTAGGCGGGAGAGAGGCTATGTTTAAAGACGCCACAAGGGTGTGTGCTAATTTTCCATCGTTATATAGGCGGTAGTTAGAAGCGTCGTTAAATACGCACGCAATCATGTGCCAGCTTCCATTTAGCAGATTTGTGAAAGTCCCAGCAACACCTAAAGCGTCGCCAAATGGTCTCCAGCAAAGAAGCAGATTACTACCGGATGTTCCATAGGTATAAAAGTCATACCCGTCGGCCCCGGCACCGACGCGTCTCATCTCCATAAGCACGTTTCCGCTAGCGAATTCCGTTGCGTTAAACCAGGTTATCAGGGTGTAGGTATTGTCTGCATACATGCCATTCATGCCGTTGGTACTCCACAGAAGGCCCGTCGCGTCAGACGTCACGTTGATGTACCCTGCCTGCGTGGGGCCATCCAATGACATCTCCTTATCCATGCTTGCCGAGACGCCGCCCAGCGACCACGAGATCACCGCATGAACATTCTGTTTCGTCCATGACGGTTCACGCACCCACAGGCCATCGGGCGAGTAAGTGTTCGATTTAGCATTACTGATCCACACTTCCACTAAGCGCTTTTGTGCATTGGTCAACGTCTGGAAGACCATGTTCGTGATGGTGCCCGTGAAATTCACCCGCTGCATCAGGTTCGTGTAGTCAATCGTCCACGTCGGCCCCGCCACATTGACCGCCGCTGGCCAGGTGACAGAGTTATCACTGGTCAGCGCATACCCATTGGTCGCATGATTCCCCCAGCCATAAGCCGTCGTTGCGTAAGCCCCTATGTTGGTTGATCCAACATAATACGCCCCTGCCGTGATGGTGTTGGTCGTGGTCGCGCCCCGGTCGGTTATGGTCTGCAGGGTGTCGGTCTCGGCCTGCAACGCCGTGTCGGCAAGCGCACCCTGCTCCGCCGTCGCGAACGCCGCCGCATTCGTAAGCGCCAGCGGATACTGTGCCCGGTCCCACACCTGCGTCGCCACCACGGAAGACACCGCTAAACCGGCGAACCGGTCCATCACATTCGTGCCCTGCACCGTCAACGGTGCTTGTAAAGCATACGGTAAGCGCACCACGGGCTTACCGCCAAAGGTAGTACCCCATCCGGTGGCCGTCGGATTCGTAACATAGTTGGACCCCCCGGGCCAGCCTCCGGCGAACGTGCTCGATTGCTCCGCCGGGGCATTGGTCGCCCCCCAGAGGACTTCATCCAGAATCCAGCAATTTAAGAACGCACCTTCACCGATTGATGTAACGGATGGAAGTGCGATAGACTTAAGACTGCTGCATGAACTAAACGCATATGACCCCAATGTTTTTACGGCGGGAATATTAACGGAACTTAACACAGCGTTGTCGAAGAAACAAGATGCCCCTATAACAGTAGCCTCCGGGAGGTCCACCGTCGCCAGATTGAAACATCTGCGAAAAGCGTCGGCTCCAACAGTCCGCGCGTTCGGGAATGAAACAGAGACCAGGTTTTCGCAGCCCGAAAAGGCACTTGCACTAATGTTTATGATGTTCGCACCAGAAACAGAGGTGATCGTTTGGTTCAACTCCAGAAAGCCATCAGGGATTTCCGTCACAGCAACCCCGTTGATAACGCTCGGAATAACCAGCGCCGGGCTAATTCCGGCGGGATTGTTCAAAACGGCGGTCCCATCAGGCAGAACACCAAGATCCATGGAGTCAACCGCCGAAAGCAGATAACCCCCCGAAAGATACGCCGCTAGCCAGTTCGTATTGAACCCCACCATAAACGTCGGGTTGTCTGCACCGCCCCCGTCAACCACATAAATCGGGTTCGTCCCGTCAACACTCACGCTTTCAACACCAACATCATCAACAATGTTCGTCCCGATCCATCCCCCCAGCCAGCCCGTGCTGACACTCACCGTGTAAAGCGTCCCAGTCGAGCCGTTCACCGTGATCTCGCTTGGCGTCACAGTTGCACCGGCCGTACCGGCCACCTGCACGGGACTGGTCACATTCGTGGGCACACTCGCCAGCCAGTTCGTATCCAGCGAAAGCGAGAACTTCCATGCATCCGCCGCATTCGTCGAGGCGGGCACCGCGATCAGCGGCAATTCCGCATTCATCTCCAGAACGGAAGGATCCAGCCCCACCTCATACGTCGTCGGCTGCGTATCCTCCTCGCCCGGCGTCGCCACCACCTTCACCAGCGAACCCGTGCCCGAGACCACCGGATACGGCAACGCGGTATGATCCAGCGTCACCGTGTACCGCGTCTGCCCGGCATTCGTGGAAACCGTCATCCCATTCGTGGAAACAATCTGATCCACCGCCGATGCCACCGAAAGGAACGTCGCATTCGTGCCCGCTTCAACCACGCTCGAAAGCGGCGAATTGGTCAGCTCATCAATCCGCGCATTCACGAAATTAAAAGCCGAAGTATGCCGCCTCCGCAACTGGTCAATCATCCTACACACATCCGTACCGATGCTGATATCCCTGGCGGCCAGTTCGTTGACTCTCTGCTCAAGCATCTGCATCAAAGCGTTCTGGCTGTCCATGGTTTCCGTCATAAGTTGCTGCACGGAGTTTCGGGTGTCTGTTACATCGGTCTGGAGTCGATTCACATCATACCGCAATACCTGTACTCTGCCGTTGTTAACAGAAACATTGCTGTCGGTTTGGCGAATGCTGGCATTCACTTCCAGTTTGAATGCCTCGTATTGCGCGACAAACTCTGTCATGTTCGTTTGTGCAGATACGCCGTTGGTACTCCACGCATCAAAGCGGTTATCCACGCTGATCGCGACACACTGCTCAAACCACGCATTATCTTGTCTAATCGCCCAGGTATAGTATTCAAGGACATGGTTCGCATTCATTGGATCTCTAGACCCTACCGCAGCAATAAAGTCCGACCAAGCAATATCAGGCTCTGCTGGAAGTTGCTGTTGCGCAGCGTTCACCACAAGACAAAGGAGCCCACCCAGCAGCATCACGCAGGCAGCAACCACGGCATTACATACAATCTTATTCATCATCACCCCATCCATTCGTTTCAGTCAGGTTAAAAACAACATTGGAAAGCGGCACAAGCGGAGGGAAATTGGTAGGCAGCGAGGCAATCGGAGGCAGGGGCACATACACATTCGTCTGCACATACTCCCCGGTGGCATTCGTCGTCCAGTAGGTCGGCTCGGGAATCGCCACCAGCACATTGGTATTCGGGTCAAGGCCGTTTGTCGGGATCGTCACATACTGGTAGGCGGGTACGCTCGGCGTCTGCGCAAATAGATCCACCGTCGAGGCAATCGAGTTCGAGAACATGGCCGACAACGCATCGGGCGTCAGCAGCGAGTTAGTCGGCTGGTTCGTACTCGCCACCACCACCCCGCCAAAGGTCAGCGAGCCGCTGCTGGCATCCACGCTTATAGGGAAGCCACCGATATGCAGCGTATTCCCATCCAGGTAAAGCGAACGCCACGGCTTCTCCGCCGTCCCCAGGTCGAACGCATTAGTAACCGCCGGAACAAAGTGCCCGGCGAGCGTCATCGTCGTCTCTGCGCTTTCCTGCACGGCCCGGAAGAAGCCGCTACGCGCCGTGGGATCAGGCAGTGTCGCCGCAATCCGGTAGGCGTTAGTCTCCACAGAGGGCCACGACTCATCAACCGCGGCAAGTGGCGTCCAGATCCACTTCCAGCCTGTCGCCGCAGAGGGCGGGGCGGAATACTGCAACATCGGTCTTGAGGACACGCCATTGGTCGAGACCATCGCCGTCACCTGTCCCCCGGCCACGGAAAGCGAGGCGATATGCAGCAGCATCGAACCCGCGCCCTGCGAGAACCACAACACCGGAAGCCCGCCCGACGAAACCACAAGATCAAGGTTTGTCCCAGAATCCAGCGACCACACCGAGCCGATAAACACCTTTTCCTTGAAGGTCACATCATTCGTCAGCGCAACCAGCGAGCTACCCAGCGACTGGGCCGCCGCATCCATCGCCGCATTCAGCGTTTGCAGGTTCACCGCGTCGCGCCCGTCCACCGGATCATCCACCCGCAGCGACTTCCCGGACAGGTCATCCACACCGCCCACCACATGCGGTCGCACCCACGAGAACACGGCCACGCCGGATACCGTCGTATCCAGAGCCCCTTCTTCTACGATAAGAAAAAGCGGACGGTCATTCGTTAACAGCAGCCGCACTGCCGCTGCATTCGTGGTCGGCTCGAACGCCGTCCACACATCGCCGGTGCCGGTAGACATCTCCCAAGCCCCCGCAAAGGCACCCTGAACCGTCGCCTCGCACCGCGCCACGCCGCCGGTAAGCACGGGGGAGGTTGCCACCACTCCCGCCTGTGCATAGGAGCCCCCCGCGAACGTCCAAGCCTCCACGGTCCCCGAACGCAGTACGGCATTGTCAAGCCCAAGCACAAGGCGGCCCTGTGCATCCTGCGAAACCACGACCTCACTGGGGGCAAGGTTATTCGTCCAGAACCCGGCGGGCAGGTTCACCACGCCATTGGTGCCCACCATCACACTCTTGCCGAGCACCGTATAACCCGACTGCCCGAAGACCGATCCGGCCAGCACCAACACCAGCAAGGCCACCGCAACCGCACCAACCGCCAGAACCCGCAACATCTTCATAACTCACGCCCTCCTGTTGTCCACGCCCAGCCGCTGCCGGTAGGCTTGATAATGCACCAACGCCGCCGCCTGCGCCGTAGCATCGGCGGCATACTGCTGTTTCGCCCGATAGACCACATACGAGACCAGCGGAGCCACAAGCGCATGGTCATCAATCGGCAACATCGAATCCCCGGATAGCACAGAACTACCGCCCGAGAGCGAGGAAACCCCGGAAATGTAATCATCCGCCGCATCGGGCAGAAGGGGAACCAGGGCACCATTCACAAACGAGACGGCAATCCACCGGTCCAGCCCGCTATCACGGATTTCCAGCCGCCCGCTACGCAATCTCACAAACACATCTGCCCCCTCGGGGGCCTGCTCGCCATCCATCGCCACCAGGGAACCATTCTCGAACGCGACGGCCACCCACTTCTCCAGGCCGCTGTCCCAGATTTCAAGGTGCCCGTTGCGGGTCCGCACAAACTCCGTGCCGAACTCGCTGCCGAAATCGCTTTCCATCGTGCCCGAGACCGAAAGCAGCAGATCAGGCCGCAGCTTGAGCATCTCCGCCAGCCCGTCGGCGATATAGGCGAACAGCACCGAATCCGGCCACTTCCCGCCGAACTCGTCCTGCAACTCCCGCCGGGCCGGTAAAAGAATCTCGCTTGCCTGCATGAACCCGCCTCCTCGTTAGAAATACTCCGGTATCGCCGTTGTCAGCACCGCATCCCCGGAACGTCCACCCGTCAGCCGTTCCACGTTGGCCGCGTGCATCTGCGCCCCATACCGCGCCAACGCCTGCGCCGCCCCCTCCGGGCTCGAATAGGGCCTGCTAACCTGCGACTGGATCAGGAACAACGCCAGATCCGCAATCGCCCCGCCATAGCGAGCCAGAATCGGCATCGGGATCGCCGAGAGCGAAGAAGCCCCGCCCAGCACAACGTCCAGTTTCAGCACCGCGCCAGCCTTTGGAGCCAGTTCCAACTCCAGCACATCCCCTGCGAACGCCCACCCGGAAATGTAATTGCAGCCGTCCACCGTCAGCGAGAGGCACGAGGCCACGAACGTATTGACCGGCATCCCCGAGAACTCATTGATACCCACCGCAAGCACCTCCTCGCCACTCACCGTGTGCGAGAGCGAGACGCGCCAGAGGTGGGAATCCGCCAGGAAGCGGCAGGCCGCCTGTCGCAGCGCCCACTTCTGCACCCCGTCGGGACAATCCACCACGAACGGGGCCACCTGGGACGAGAGATCATACAAGGACGCCATCGCTTACGCTCCTGCCTGCCCCTTGGCCAGCATCGCCGAATACTTCTCAACCGCCTCGGCAACCATCGTACCGGCGGGGCCATCCTCGACCACGACACCGAACTCCGCCGCCTTCGCAATCTTAAACTCCCGCGATGGAGCCTTGCGCATCGCATCCGCAAACGCCGAGACCTTCGCTTCCATCTCGGAAACAGCCGGATCCACGGGCACCGGCTCGGCATCCACAACCGGCTCCGCCTTCGCCTTGGGTTTCGCCTTCGCCTTCGGGGATGGCTTGGCTGCTGGCATTTCCGGTGCATCGGGGATTTCATCGGTATAATCCGGGATCCCTGCGCCTACCGATTCCACGCCGGGCATATTCAGAATCTTGCTCTCGGCGAAAGGGACTCCCTCGGCGTTGTCTTCGGCCTTGGCCTGCCTAGACGCCAACCGCGCCACCTCGGGCCGGTCGATCAGGTCCACCAGGTGGGGCCACTTGCGGGCGATAGCCTCGCGCAGCGCAACTTCCGAATTGTCATCATCCAGCCGGGTAAGGTCGATCTCGTCAACCACCGTGCCGTTGTCGTCAATCCGCTGCTCGATCAACCGATGAATACCGCGCCGCACCAGAACATCCAGTTCCGGGGCATAGGTGAAGATACGTCCGTCTGCCACCCGTTTGAGAACCTTGATTGAACGCATGATACTGAACCTTTCGTTTTGCTGTTGTTTTTATTGTGAAAATCGCTTGGAACCTGTCAGAAAATGGATAAAGTGCCGGGGTCCGTCCATCCGGGTGGGTGTGTGTGTCACCCAGTGGACGGCCCCCGGCGGGTGTGTTAATTGTTTAGAGGTTGTACGGGATCAATTCCGCCTGTGCCTCGATAATCGCCGCGTCCAGGGCCGCCATTGCCGTCAGGCAGATGTACTGTGCGGTTGCACCGGTACAAACACCCTTGGCCGCCAGAAGCCCCGCTCCGGTCACACTGTGAGCATGGGTCAGCGCATTCACGTCAGCCCCGTCAATCAGCCCGTCGGCATCCACTGCGGTGGTGCCAGCATCCGAGAACGGGCCGACATCCACCGTCGCCGCCGCGCCCTCGACCTTCGTCACCTCAAGCCGCAGATTCGCCAGCCGATGCCTCGGCGGGATGCAGAACAGCACCGCCACATCGTTAATAGCCATGTTCACCGCGCCGGTATCCAGTACCCTCTTCACGATCTGCGTAGGACGCTCGGCATACACCGAGACATTCTTCGCCGTCGTATTCGTCACCAAATTCTTGATAGCCATATTCAACCACCTTTCGTAATCCTAATCCTAATCGCGCCCCATCCCATCACACCCGAACCCCTGCCCGCCAGCACCCGGCCAGCGGGAGGGGAAACCAGCCAAACCGCTTAGGACCGGCTGATATACAGGTGTTCCAACGCCGACGGCTGCATCACCGCGAAACCAAACGACTGAAGCGAACGGATCAGCTCCCCGAACGTATCCGGGTTCTTCATCCGCTCCGTAGCGGTCAACTGCGTTGCGAACGTAATTGCCGACTTGTGCCCGGCCATCGCGTTCCATGCCTTCTTTCCGCTACTGTCAGTCACCTGGAGCAGATTGCGGCTGGAGAAGATCTCGAAACGGTCGATCATGCCGATGCGCCCGTTGCGCAGCACGCTCTGATTGTCGCCCGTGATCGAGGCATCCCGCAGTTCGGACTTCTTGATGAGCGCCGCCGCCCAGGTCGGCAGCACCAGCCACCGCCCATCGTCCGGGATGTTCTGCTGATCCAGCACGTCACCCCAGTTCACAATGTCGTCGATGATGTCGGTCTTCACCAACGCCTTCGGGGCACCCGCCGAGCCCAGGTTGTAATCCGCCGTGTCAGCCCCGGCATTCGCCCCGGCATTGGCGGCATCCACCTCGGAGAAAATCTCCGAAAGCACGATGTGTTCAATATCGCGCTTGGTGATCTGCGCCAGATGTTCGGACCACTTGTTGACGTAATCGAGGCTCTTCATCGCCTGCGACTTGTCAATGTAATCCGCCGGGAACTGGAACGACCGGCCACGGTCGATCAGAAGCGTGCGAGTTGCGCTCTCAAGCTCCGTATAGACCAGCTTCTTACCCTTCACATACTCATGGGATTCACCGCCCTGGAGATAATTCACCTCGACCTTATCGCCATGCGCCTTGATTTCCCCCTCATAATCCGTGTTGCTGATCGCAGCCAACGCCGTACTCAAGTAAAAGAACTTGAGGAACTTCTTTTCCCAGATAGTCGGGATCATCGTCCCGCTATGACTCTTCTCATCTGCTGCTACTGGAAACGCCATTTCATCACCTCGTTATTGTTATCCTCGCCTCGCAGTGCGCACCTTTGAACGAGAACGGTGTCAATACCTGACCCGTTCTTCGCTCCACGCCCTGTCCAGCTCGGCCTCGATCTTCCTTGCCTTCTCACTCCCGAGCCCGTAATGGCCCTTCGCGACATTATCCATCAGGCGATTGTATTCAGCGCGCGTGTACACCCGCTGCCCGTTGGGGGCGGGGGACGGAGCGGTGGACGGCATCACCTGGGCATCAATCGCGGAGGTAGCCGCCGGGCTCACCTTCGCTGCTGGGGTTGTCCCCCTGCCTCTCGACTTGAACACATCAAACACATGCGCGATACGGCCAGCGTTCAGCTCGCCTTCTGCATCGCCAAGGATCATCTGCCACATCAAGCCGCTATTCGGCTCGACCGACTGGCAGAACGCCTTGAACTCGTCAGAAGCGTTGATCGCCACAATATCGGGAACCAACGCCGTAAGGTCGCGGTAGTACGTCTCCTGTCGCCGTTTGGCGTCGTCTTCCTCAGCCAGCCGTCGATATTCAGCCCGCGCCACCTTGCGCTGATTCTTGATAAGGTCTTCCCCGAACAGATCAACATCCTCCTGGGAAATGTCATCATCAGCCTGCGCCGGGGTCGCCTTTGGCTTGGTAGCCGCCGCCGTTCCCGTGGTGCCGGTGCCGCCCGCCTTCAATGTCGCAACCTCGGTTTCCAGTTCAGAAATCCGGTGTTGCGCCCTCGGAACCTCGGCGTTGTACTTGCCAAGAAGCGTGCGGTACTGCTGTTCTGCCTGCTGTGCCCGTGCCTCGGCCTGGGACATCCGTGCGGTTAGGTCGCCATCATGGGCGGTATCTGCCGTCGCTGGTGTCGTATCTGCCGTGGCTGCTGCTGAAAGAATGGCATCCGCATCATCAACGCCCGCCGTCGTGTCTGTCCCGGTCGTCTCGCCAGAAGGTTTAACGCCCTCTGTCGGCTGGCCGGTCTGCCCGTCCGTGGTCGCTGCTGCATTGCCTGCGGGAGCCGCCGCCGGTGCCGCTGTATCTCCGATCTCCGCCAGATACGCCGCTTCCGCCGCTGCTTCCTCTGCCTTCAGCCTGCTCGGTATGTGTTCATTCGCGTCAAGTGCCATGTTCTCTACCCTTCCTTAGTCGCGCCATGTCGCGTTTAACGGTATCCCCGAGAGGGCCGTGCCGCCGGTCTGCGCCTGATTCATCCTCGTTTTGTATGCGGGCCTCCATCCGGCATCCCGCGCAAATCATCAAAATGGCCCATGGTTCAGTGGTTCCTCGTAGGGGCCGCTGTACTGCTGTTGGTTAGCCCACGCCGATGCACCATGCACCGCGCCCGCCTTGCGTTGCCGCTGGATATGCTCCCACCGCTCCGAAACCTCGGCCAGGAACGCATAAAGCTCGCCCCACACCTGCGCCCGCCCGCAATTCTCCTCACGCGCCGCGCTCGCCCCCCGCGCCGTCGCCGCCTTGTGGTCGATGGCGCTATTCTCGCCAATCAGACACAACAGCCGTTCAAACTCGCCAGGCCGCTGCTCCTTCAGGGTCGCCACCGCCTCAACATCAAACTCATTCACCGCGATCATGCAGCCTCCTCAACCGGCGGAGGCATCGAGGGCCGCATCCGCCGCACCAAAAGCCGCGCCGCAATCGCCAGCCGACGCCCGAACAGCAAATCATTCAACGTGGCACAGAAAGACGCCTCAAGAACCTGCATCTTCGAGAGAGCCACCTGGAACAACCGCCGCGCATTCCCATCGGCCCGCTGCACCCCCGCCCGCCGCAACTTCCGTTCATAACTAGCCATTACACCACCCCCCCTTGTGTCCCTTGAGCCCCTTGCGTCCCTTCCGGTTGGGGCGGTCCTTGTGTCCGCCCTCCATCCCCCGCCCCTTGCGCCCCTTCCCCACCCCCAGCCAACGCCGCCTCATCTTGCAACTGCTGCTGCTTGAGCATCTCCCTCGCCCGCCGCTGCAACACCGACTTGTCCGGGACAATCTCCGCCGTCGAAAGCGACAACTCCGCCGCCACCGCCCGCAAGACCTCTGCCCGCCCCTCCGCGCCAATGATTGCCATATCGGTAGGGTTGTTCGTCGTCTGCAAGAAATTCTCACGCCGGGCCATCGCCGTTTCCTTCTGGATCAGGTGCAACGCGCCCCGCGCCTCGATCCGGGCATCCCCCTTCACATGCGACCAATCCGCATCGGGCAGATAAACCAGATTGTGGTCGTAGAGATCCTTCACCGTTGAACGGATCATGCCCCGGTCGATATTCCCCAGGCTCCGCTTGATTCCCTTGTGACTCGCCGACATCAGCATCGAAAGCCCGCTGGCCGTCTTCCCCGCGCCAGGAACATTCTGATCGCCGTGAATGTACCTCGGGACCAGCGTCCTGTTATCCGCCGCAAGCTCGAAATGCTCCAGCGTCTTGAGGTACTGCCCCACATTCAGCGAGGCTTGCCAGTATTCCACCGGCTTACGTGTGGCCGGGCCGCCGTTCATCCGGTTGCCGTTGTAAATCCAAACCTTGCCGGGGTAGTCGTCCTTTGAAACCTTCGGATCCAGGGCATCGGCATCAATGATCGAGCGAACCCGCGAGGCTTCCGCCTGGGCATTCATCATCTGCCGGGAAGTGTTATTGTAGCCGCGCTGGGCATCGGCCATCTTCTCCAGCATCGATCGTCCCCAGATCGAGCCCGAGACCTCAACGAACGACGCCGTATGGTACGGCCTACGCCCCAACGGATGCGGGGCCAGGATGCACCGGACCACATACGAGCCAACAAGCACCGCCTGCACATCGTAATAATGCAGAGGGTTTATCGGTTCATCATTCGCCTTCGCCTTCAAGCCCCACTCCAGCAGCATCACGCCCGTCACCTTGCCCCAGAACTCCACCGCCCACACCTGCGACATCGCCGCACCGGCATTGATCATCGTATCGCGGGATTCCATCAAGGCTTGATCCGAAAACGAATCGCTCTGTTCAAGCGAAAGCGAAGAGGCCGGTGCCGCCAGAACGGCATCAATCTGCCCGCCATTCCATCCCGGATTCCCCTTCTGCGCCTGCAAGGTCGAAATCTCCATCTGCATCACCTCGCAGAAAGAACCCTCCTGCGCAGTCGCGACATTCGGGGACGGAAACGCCTTGAACGGGTCAATCCGCTGCCACACATGCTGAACCTCGTCAACCACCTTGGCCGCGCCATCCACCCACTTGAGAACCTTCCGCCGCGTCAGCACCGGCCCCTTCAGGATGCAGGTCGGGTACATCGCATAATCCCGTATGCACTCGTCAAAGGCTTCGGAGAAACCGCCCTCGACCATCTGATCGCGCATCTTCTGCTCCATCGCCTCGGCACGGGCCCGTGCCTGCTGATACTGCTCTTCCTGCGCCATATCGAACGCATTAGAGGCAGCTTCATACACATCCTTGGGCGAAACCGTGAACCCCGCCTGCATCGCCTCCGCAAAGGCCCGCGTCGTCTCGTCCACAATCGCCGCCTTGCGCTCCTCGGGAAGATCAGGCACCGGCGTCGGGAGCAGCGCAAACGGGATTTCCCCGCCCGTGTTCACCGCGTCGGAGATCCACGCTTCCAGGGCATCGGTCTTCGTCTCGGAAATGTTGAAGAAGTCCTGGCACCCGCCAGCCGCCGAAATCTTAGCGAGGGTGGCCGGGTCATACTCGCCCGCCTTCTGCCGCCTGCAAGCCAGCAACCGGGGCGTCACATAGGTATCCTTGTGTTGCCGCGCCGCCGCATACTGCGAACGGATATGCGCAGCGATAGATAGCATTTGAGGCGTCATGGCGGCGCGTTCGGCGTCCGCCAGCGCACTGCGCTCGGCATCCCTGCGTTCAAGGTCGGCGTTTGTCTGAATGTTGATCAGTCCCACAATGGTCCTCCGTGAGACCAGAATATGACGCCAAAAAACGGGAAATCTATGGAAATAGGGTAAGAAAATAAAAAAAACGTCACAAGCCGCTACAGTATAGCCGCTTGTAAAAGGCTACACCAACGCGCCCCACACATCCGCAGCATTGCGCTGGGGCGTTGTGCGCTCGCCAAAACCGTCAACACCGCGCTCAATCGATTCCCCGCCAAGCCCTGCCCGGCTTTCCCGGTCCAGCGCAATCGAGAGACAGTCCGGGAACTCGTCATGCGTCGCAAAGGGGAACGTGCAAACCTCGTCCAGGAACATTTCAACCCAGTCCCCATCTACCAGCAGCACCCGCCCGGATTCGATCAGCGGGGCCGCATCCCGGATCCGCGAAACCTTGTCCTTCGTCGGAGCCTTCCCCGCGATCACATTCAGCTTGGTACGTGCCCGTAGGTTCTGCACCGTCGAAAGCCCGTTCGCCTTCGGTTCAATCACCAGCAGGGACCGCTCCGAATAGCCGTTCTCCATCGTCCACACCGGAAGCCGCCGTTCAAGCTCCGGTTGCTCCAGCCGGAACCGCGCCGCGTTGCGGATCACCACATACGGCCCGATCCGGCCATAGGCGATGATTCCGCTCGGGTCGTTGATCTCCTTGGCCGTATAAGCCAGGTCCGCCGCGAAGCTCCACGCCACCGCCCCCGGCAACCACTGACGCGCCAGCCCCAGCACATCATCCATCGAGACACACTTGAACCAGCCCTTCTTCAGGATGCCGCCCTCCTCCGGGACAGGCCGCTGCATCATCTGCCCCGAATACCCGAACGAACCCAGTTCCAGCTTTGCCGATTCCAGCACGCGCCGCGACATACGCACCGGATCCATCAGCCCGTCCTTGTACATCGAGCGCAGTTCAATGGGGCGAATGTCATTGCTTTCCTCTGCGGGCAGACAGATATGCCGGATTTCCCCTGGCCGGGTCCGCTGCCAGTAGCCGGAAGGGTCATTATCGTCAAGCCGCTGCATAATCATGATCGTCAGCGAAATCGCCCGGTCCACCTTGCGCGAGGAAAGCGTTTCAGACATCCACCGGTTCGCCGTCCGCAAGTCAACCTTGCTGCTCGCCTCCTTCGGGTTGATCGGATCATCCGGCAAAAGAATATGCGCATGAACACCCGTCACACTGCCCCCCGTGCCCACCGAATACCGCTGGCCGCCCGCCGTCGTCCGGTAATTGTGCCTCGCATTCCGCGAAGCGTGCATCCGCACCTGGGGGAACAGCCGCTGATAAAGCTCGCTCTGCACAATGGTCCGCTGATACTCCGCCTGCTCAAGCGCAACCTCATGGGCATAGGAAGCCCCGATGAACCTAAGCGTCGGATCACTAATCCAGCACCAGGCCGGGAACATCTGCGAACAGATCGTACTCTTACTCGATCCCGGCGGCACATTGATCAGCAGGTCATACGCCTTCGGTTCTCGCCGAATAACCCGCTCCGCCGCCGCCTGCAACTCGTCGCACAAAAACCGGATATGCCAGTTCCACACGGCGGGCTCCTTCACCACCACGCCCCAGAACATCCGCACAAACTCATAGAAATCGCGCTGGCAGATCGAAGCCAGCACACTATCCATGTCCAGATCCGGCATTTGAGCAAGGGCGTCAGTCCGTTTCATGCTTCACCCTGCAAATCTCCATCAATTCACGCAGCTTCTTAGCCTGCGAGAGCGACAGTCTCGAATAATCATACTGCACCGCGCTCGCCGCCTCATGCCGCGCCTCAACCTGCACCTTCGTCCCGTAGCACTTCGGGAAATAGCACGAGACCTGCCACCTCAACGTATCAAGCCGCATCCGCGCAGAGGCAAGCCAGAACGACTGATACGCCTGCTGTACCAACGGATCATCCCATTGCGCCTTGGATCCGTTCTTCAGTTCATCCAGAATCTCGTCAATCTCCGCCACCAGCGATTCCGCCCGCGCCTCCCTGGCACGCGAATAATGCTCATGGAACTCGGGGATAGTCCGCAGCCAGGTCGCAAGCTCATACTGCGTAGCGAGCCCCTCCCGCTCAATCTGCCGCCAATGCTTCCCCTCGGTCACCGCCTGGCAGATCGCGTCCCGAACGCGGGCAGAATAAGCCGTTGGACGCCCCGCCTCCCCCGCGAACGCACCGACAGATTGCGGCACTTTCTTCGGGCGAGAGGCCGCCACCTTAGCCGCCCCTGCTTTGGAGTCTGCTTTCGCGCCTGCACGCGCTCGCACGGGTAGCGGTTCCCGCGCCGCGCCCCCACGCAGAGGCGTGGGCTGCTTAGGAAATCCCCCCTTCATGCCACCACCTCCTTGCACATAGCGGCAGTAGGGGCGGGCCTCGTGTCCGCCATCTCCCCCGCGTCCACTCGCTGCATCCAATCCAGATCATCAGCCACAAACCCAGCCGCCCCGGCATGGCCCCCGCCCCCGAACGCCTTGGCAATCGCCCCGCAATCAACCGTTGACCCATCCGGTCTCCGCAGACTCACCCGCCACCGCCCATCCGGCAACTGCGCATATCCGCAAAACAGCAAAACCGAGGGATCAGCACTGGAAAATGTCATGCTCGACACTCGCCCTAGATTCACACACAGAGCCGTGATTTTCAACATACTCTTCGGCGGTAGAATGTCCCCCACAAAACCAAACTCCCGCATATACGCCGCACTCTGCGCCCGCTCATAATCCAGCACCGCCGAGCCCTTCTCGATAATGTCCCGCACCATCCCAGGATCATCGAACAGCATCTGCCAGGCCGTCACATCGGAAGGGTGCCACTCGCCTTGCGCCCGCATCCCGTACTGGAAGGCCAGCACCGCCGCATTCTGGATGTCCCACACATCATACCGGCCCAAAAGCCGCACCGCCACCGGCATCTCCATGCCAGGGCACAAATACCGGAACGTCAACTCACACGCCGCCTGCCCGACCTCCTGCACGCCCCGTGCAAACAGCGGAATAAACGACTCCATTGGCGGAGCCTCGCGAACAAACGAATTCACCGCCATCGCCCGGTTGCGCTCCTCGATGGCCGTCTTGTGGTGGTCGATCCACGTCAGCTTTGTCATTTTCGCCAGCCGTATCATATCCTCGAAGGGCTGTAGCGAGAAATCCACCATCACAACCGTTTGTTTGCAAGCCTCGTTGATTGCACTGTTTCCCGATGGCCCCGAACCGACAACGCCTCCAAACGGCTGCACTAGATCCCACGGAAACGGCTCCCCATACTCCAGCCCGATCATCTCGCACCTGGGATGCCGCAGCTTCACAATCGCCCCCGCACACTTCCCGTCAAAATCCCCACGATGATAAAAACACTTCATTACTCGTCCACCTCCCCTTTCACCCCCCGCGCCACTTCCCGATTCACCCAGCAAAGAGCGGACTCACGCCGCACCGCTGCCACAATCCCACACGCCGAAAGCTCCGCCGCCAGCGTCTGGCACCACTCCAGATTCGTCATGCACACACCCCCGCCGCAACACGACGGCTCAAACCGCGCCAGCACCGTAGCCCGCGCCAGGCACCCCTCGGCATGGTCCGCCGCCCCCCGGTAGATCGCCCTCCGGCACTTCGGGCACACCCGCACCGCCTCAACCGCCGCCTCCTCCGCCACCAACCGCTCCGTAATCCGCACCATCACCACACCCCCCCCTTCCGTAAGGGCGAAAAATCTTTCGCCCGCCCAGTTCAAGCCCAGTCCTTCACCCCTTCCCAGCCCCCTCCAGAAACTTATTCAGCTTCGAGTGCAAAACCCGCTCCGGCATCCGAATCGGACACCTCGGCTCGCTCAAATCACTCCGCAGCGACTCCATCGCCTGCCGGAACTTCGCCGTCCCCTCATGCTCGCCGAACGCCCCCTGCAATTCCCGCAGCTTCGCCGCAAAGCCGTTGCGGTCATACGCCCCCCGGAACCCCACCAGCGAATCCGCCACATCCAGCGGTGGACGAGAAAAGACCTCCTCCCTGCTGACCGAACAGCATTGGGATTCCGGCTCCCTGCCTCCCCCGCTCGAAATCCTCGGAACGCTCGAAGAAACATTCCGATGTTTCGATGATATATTCATATCCTTTTCGATTTCGATATGGTGACTAGTCACACGTTCCGACGTGTGGCTAGTCACTCCCTCGAAGCTCGAAATCGAAGGGGGAGGCAGGGAGCCGGAATCCCTGGCCGTGGAATCGGAATCCACGCGCTTGCAGTGACTTACGGACAAGCCGCCTGCATGACCAACCACCTCGACAAAGAACGAATCCTCGTCCACCTTTCGCAAAAAGCCCTGGGCGACGGAACGCTCCAAAAACTTCTTGGCAAAAATTGAACCGCCAGATACGCACTGTTTCAGCCTCATTTCAATATACTCACGCGCCACATACTCGTTGCGCTTATCGCCCAGCACCTGCAAAAACAAATCCATCGCCCGCGACTCCCGGCTCTTGCGCTTCCTCGCGGCCTCATCACTCGGAGCCGCCACCTGCATCTCCGCCCACCGCGCCAGACACACCACCCCGCTACGCCGGATCACGATAAGCCCCGCCTCGGCCAGCCGCTCCAGGGAGGCCAACGCCGACCGGGCCGTAAGCCCCTTGGTCTCCCCCAGCCACTTCGCAACCTGCGCCTTCTTCGCGCGGGTTGCAGTCCCCACCGAGATACACCCGTCATCAATCCCGGCCTCCTGCCGAGACTGCGCAGCCTGATTCACCAGCTCGAACAAAACCCCCTTGTCAACAATATCCATCAGCCGGTACGTCGGATGCCCGAACAGCCAAGTGTGGTCGAAAAGGTAAAAATGCCACCCCTTATACTGATTATCACCCACGGCGCACACTCGGAAAATCATCATGGAACCGCCCGGCCAGCCTCGGCATCGGCCACACCTTCATCCCCACCTCAATCTGTTTAAGGAAGAAGGCCGTGCCTGCCGCCGCACACTGGTCCCGCAGCGACTCGAACCACTCCACCCGCGAAAACCGCCGGTTCCACCCGCTCTCGCAACCCGCAATCACCCAATCCAGCCGCCCGATCCATTCGCCCAGGTCAACCGCCCCCAAAAGAGGCTCGCAAGACACCGCCCGGAACGCCGCTGGCGTCTCTATAAGGAAAGGCACGCGCTCACGCGCACGCGGGGCATCCTCCGCGCTCACCATCAAAACCACATTCGGGAGGGGCCACCGGGGCACCGAATCAAAAAGCGAATCCGCCCGCATCGAAAAGCCTCCCCCCAACCGCTCCCGCGCCGCCGCCCGGCACTGGGGAGGCGAAAACCGCGCGAAAAAATTACGCATCACATCCGCCCGCTTCGTACACACCACAAACAAATGCCGCGAACAAGCCCCCATCACCCCGAAAGCCGCCGCGATGTCACAATCCTCAACATGCTCATAAAACAAATCATTCCAGACCGCCCACACCTGCCCCTTGCGCACCGACAGAGGTTTCGACAGATCGCCCGCCATAAACCGCGAAACCCCATTAAATAACCCCTCGCCATCCACAAGGCCCGCGTACCGCTCCCCGCCCGCCCCGCCCTGCTTGCAGCGCATAGCCGAAGCCGCCGCACTCCAACAATGCGCACACCCGGTGGAAACCTGGGCACACCCCTCAACCAGCGACCAAGCCCGATCCCACCACATCCCAGCCCCCACTCGCTCACCCGTAGCCCGCATCACACACCCCCAGTAAGGGCGAAAAATCTTTCGCCCTCCCCCCTCCAGAAACACACGGCATGGCGCAGCGGGTGAGGGTCGTTGAAAATCCAGCCCGCCACGCCACACCGACCGGAAGCACACGCCCCCGGATTTAATTCTCTGTAGCAGCACTGACCACCCGGCCAGTCGGTTTAAGACGAATGCCATTCGACATCGGCCACCACAGAAAAAATCACTCCCAAGTCCTGCCCCCGGCGTTCACGCCGGGCACCCCCTCACCCCTTCACCACCGTCACCGTCACATCCTTGCCGCCAAACGCCTTCTACACCTTCCTCGCCATCACCCGCTCCAGGCACCACTCCTGCGCAGCCTTCGCCAACTCCTCCGCCCGATCCCGCCGCAACTCCAGAAAAACCTTGAACAGCAGCAGCCACCCCTCCCGCAACAACAGCAGCTTCTCCACCCGCGCCGCCAGCCGTTCCCCCGCATCAAACCCAGAGTCCTCAACCTTCAACGCCGTCCACCGGAACACCCAGTTATCCGCATCCACCACAAACGAGAAAACATCCTCGCCATGCGCCAGATGCACCCGCGCCGACCGCAAAAGCCGCCCATGCTCAAGCGCACTCTGCGCCTCGTCCGCCCCCGTCGGCGAATCCGCATCCACCGTCACCTCCACCGCATCAACGCCACCAGCGAACACCAGCGGCCCCTCCAGGAACACCCCCCAGCCGTCGAACGTAGAGCCCACCTCCGCCACCATCAAAAGCCAGGTCAGGAACTCCCGCCCCAGAGCAAACGAAAACATCTCCGCCGGCTGCATCGCGTGGAACGAAAACACCAACGGTTTCAAATCCACCACCTGCACCCCCATCCGCCGCGCCGCAATATCCGGCGTCATCCAAGCCCCCATCTGCACCGGGGGAACCGAATCCAGGTCAGCATCACGAGCCCGCTGCACCATCGCGCCATACAGCCGGTCAAAACGGTTATCGCTCGTCGCATCCGTAAAAAGAACCCGCTCCTTCACACAACACACAAACGAAATCCCCTTCAAGCCCACCGGCGCATCCTTCAGCAAACGAAGCTCCACCTCGTCCCGGATCTCCTTACGCTCCCCCTTGCGCAAGAAACGCACCCCCCGCGCCGCCATCTCCGCCGCCTCCTCAAGCGCGATTTCAGCCCGCATCCGCGAAGCCGGGAACGCCCGTTGCGCCGCCACCCGGTTCATCCACACAAACCGCCCATCCACCACACAATTACCCTCGCCCACATCCCGGTCCATCAAATGCCGAGGACCGGCCCAGCCGAACACCGGCATACAGGCAACCGCCGCCATATCAGGCACCACCTCGCCAGCCGCCTTCGCCAGGAACCCCCGCACATCCATCTCACAACCCGCCATCACAAACGAAACCGCCCCCGAATCAAACCCCATCACACACCCCCTTGTAGTAAGGGCGAAAAATCTTTCGCCCTCTTAATCCCCCAAAAGCTCCCCCACCAACCTAACCTCCATCCCCAGTTCCCGCGCCACATGCAACTCCAGCAGCGCCCCCCGCGAAGCCTCCCAGCCGGGAAGCAGCACAACCCTGTCACACTCACAAAGCCCCTTCAAATCCAGCCGCATACACCCAGCCCAGGAAAGTTCACTCCCGTCACAAAGCTCAACAGGCGAAACCACCTCAAGGCCAGCCCCGCGCAGCCGCGCCGCCGCCAACCGGAAAGCAGGCACATTAAGATCCGGCAACCCCGACATAGGCCCGCACAAATAAACCCGCATAACTCCCCCCCCCGTAAGGGCGAATAATCATTCGCCCAGCACAACTGAATCAACACTGGCACCAGGCTTCGCCCCCTTGATCTCCCACGCCAGCAGCCAATCCTCACGCCTGCATCCGTCCTGCCACCATGCAACGCGATACTGCCGACCGCACGCCTCCAGTTTAAGAGCCGTCACAT